TCACGCTGGTTCGCAATTCCGGTTCTGCAGATATTAAGTTAGGCATAGCAGCCGAAGGCGACGAGGTATTTACTGACAATACAATTGATGGAACTGATACTTTGGTAGCTGTTCAATGCCACTATCCGCTTGATTCTGCAACAACTTTATACTTTACTGTTACCGGAACTGTGAATTTTGATGTAAATTTGCAATACATAAAAAATCCCTTGTCATGACCTACCCGACTGACTTACTAACTATCAATGCCTTTATAATTGAGTCCGGGGGGACTGGGGGGCATGTTACGATAAGACCCGCAATAGAAGAATTGTGCCAGTTGCAAGGGGTTGATTACTCTCATCCGTCCAACTTACCAGCCTTGAATGCATTGGCCGTTGGACTTGGCGCAACGGGTGGTTATGTAACAAATAAGGCAGCACTAAACGCTATATCTGTTGCAATAGGTGGCACAGGCGGACATCATACAACATTAGCCGCCTGGACTGAGATAGCGGGGATTGGGTTCAATCCTTATGACTTCCTTACCGACCCTGATTTCGTTAGCAATCTGAAAGGATTAAAAACATCGGGTGCATTTACTTACATGGAAGATATTGTAGGGGCAAACGATGCAAAACTGATTGATTCACTTTGTACAACATTTGCAACAGGTGGATTTGTTAGCACAACCAACGCGACAATTAAAGATAACCTAAGGCATTTAGACGGGGTTGTTACAACTTTAGAGTTTTGGATGAAATGCGATGCCGTCGTTCCAACATGGACTGATTACAGCTATAACACTATCATGGGTTGTGGCGGGTATGCAACGGCAAAACGAGGTTTTATTGTCGGGCTTGCACCAAATCCTGGTGCAACAGCCAACAGGTTTAAGGTAACTGTAACATCTGATACAAATATCAGAACCATGACTTTTGCAACTGATATTGATTTGGCTTGGCATAAGTACGAAGTGGTAATTGATACAACTGCACTAACAGTAGTATTAAAGATTGACGGAACAACAGTTGAAACGCAAAGTATCCCATCAGGCGGTACAACATGGGAAACCAACTCGGTATCACCCGTTGGAACAATGGTTATAGGTCGTTACGGTGGTGTATTGGGGACATCTGGAAACAGTGCTGAAGTATCTATTGCAAGGGTGCGAATGTTAAGGGATGCAACAGTAACATTTGACCTTCCATTGACCCAAAACACCAATAATAATAAACCTGTTTACGAACGTGTGACAGGTACTTTGATGACTACAATATCAAATACCACATCCACACTTCAGGATTACTACCATATCAACTTAGGGTTGAATTTTGAGTTATACGATGAGGATGGGACTTCAACTCATAAATATTATGTTCCTTACAAAACCGATGGCACGCCAATAGCCCCTACTATCAGCGGTTGGTCACGTGTAAACCCTGCCGGAGTTAATAATATTGCAGGGAATTGGCATAACGGCTGTGAAACGAAAGTAGAGGTAGCAACAGGAGTAGAAAAGACCTTCGCAGAATTAGGGGCGGTTCCTTGGGTTCGGTACTTTGGTAAAGTATTCACAGGGGTTAAACTTGATGATATTGTTTGCTTCAGTGCTGATAAGACAGAAGCAACCCGTGACGATGTATTGGATTACCTGAACATATCAAAGCAAAAGGTATTCATTCACATGGGAGATTCTATTATTTCTCAATCACCTACCGATCCGCTTATTGCCGATCTGCCTACCGCATATGCAGAGTTTGATTATTCATTTGCTAAGGTTTACGATTTCTCTACTTCGGCAATAGTTGACTTAACGGTTAACAATTCTGATCAACCTCATGTAACAGGCGATAGGTTCTCATGTAAACTTACTCATGCCTATGCCTACCGTGCCTTAAATCCAACAGGTTCGCTGTATTTCGGAGGACATTCAACAGGGGGAACAACATTAGGAGGCGGTTATACAAGCCCTAATGATGCCTATATGGTTGTTACAGAAACGTCAATACTCGCTTTATTTAGGGCGGTTATTACTGCAGGATATTATCCTGACTTTGAAATTTATGTATCACTTGGTACGAATGATGCAGGGTTAAGCCCTTATGAAGAAGATTTTGCAACAAACATGACCACATTCATAAACAGGCTGCGAGCCTACACAGGGCAACTTTGTGAGGTGCATTGGCTGAGGATAAGGGCAACAGGAACGATTTACACGCTTACTGACAGTGCCGCTGCGGCATTAGATGATGTGTTTGTTTATGATGCAGATGCAACAATCGGGGATAACTTCATCGACTCGGTTCATCCTTCAGTTGCAGGGGTGATTCAGATGGGTGAGAAATTCGCTGAAAAGTCTTTTTAGCCAGCCCCGGTGACGGGGCGATAGATGAGGATGGCAACTCAATCATAGATGAAGATGGCAATGAAGTTCCACAATTTACAGAAGATTAATATGAAAAAACTACTCCTATTATCAATGATTCTCATGCTTGCAACGCTGGCAGAATCGCAGACATTCAAGAGGATTACAACCAGCAATCCTAACTACCGCTGGCAGCAGTACAATACCTATGAGAAGATTGTTACCCGCTGCAATTCATCAGGCGTTGTTACCGATACGCTATCAACAATGGATTATGTGAGGGATAACATGCCCAGCCTTACAGAGCTGTACTCCTCCCGTGACAGCGTGGCGGAGGCATTGGCAGACACTACCGACATTAACACAGCTATTGAGGCTCTGCAATACATCACACTGCCTATCCTTACCCAAACGCAGATCAATGCCCTGACTCCGGCTGTTGGGATGTTTGTGTTTAACTCCACAACGGGGTATCTCAACTACTATTCATCAGGGGCATGGCGTCAAATCTCAATAGAATAATCATATGAAAGCAATCCTATTATTACTACTCTTACCTCTGTCCCTATTCGGGACAAAGTATTACATCAGCCCAACCGGTTCAGACGGTTCAGGTACAGGTACAACAGGATCTCCCTGGTATACGCTGACAAAGGCATGGACAGCGGTTAGTGCCGGTGATACGATCATCGTTAAAACGGGCACGTACAACTACACCTCCCGCCCTGAGATGGTCAGCAAGTCAGGCACAGCCGGAAGCCGGATTGTAGTAATGGGGGAGCCTGGACAGCCGATGCCGGTCATATCAAGAACAACGGGCGATTATGGAATTAACATCGGTATACTGTTAAGGAAGTGTGATTATGTTACCGTGCGAGATTTGGAGATAACAGGCTTCTACCAGCCTTCAACAACGACCAATCTTATATCAGGACTGTTGGCTGATAGTTCAGGCTTTTGTCATTTCTACAATTTACGGATTCACGACAACGGGAACGGATTAAGGATTCAGGGAAACAGCCCTGGAAATCGTATCGAAAACTGCGATTTTTATCGCAATAGCGATCCATATTCATCCTCTCCATATGGCAATGCTGATGGCTGCCAAGTAGCGTTCCTGACTTCAAGGGCTTCAACAGACACTACCTGGATAACTAATTGCCGCAGCTGGTGGAACTCAGACGATGGGTATGACTTCTATTCAAATGATGGAGTGGTAATTATTGATAACTGCTGGTCATTCTGGAACGGTTACAAGCCAGGGAACTTCGAAACAGCAGGCAACGGTAACGGGTTGAAACTCGGCCCGACATCATCGCTATACACCGCTAAGAAACGAATACTCCGTAATGTGCTGGCATTCCAAAACCGTAATGATGGCATTGATATTAACGGGGCTCGCTGCATCATTGAGATCATTAACTCGACAGCCTATAATAACGGGGCTGGATCGGGAACGTTTGGCATTAAGCTATCTGATGATGCCTATTCAGAACATATGGCGCACCTGGTCACGAACTGCCTGAGCCATGGAAATGCTTATGGCAATGTGAACCTTACCGCTTACACCACTTGCACCACCTCCAGCCACTTGGCCAACAACAGTGCAAACGGTTCTTACACAATTACCAGTGCTGATTTTGTATCGCTGGATTCAACCGGCATGGATGGGGCTCGCACTGCATCGGGGGCGTTACCCCTTAGAAAGTTTCTCCGTTTGGCTGATGGATCCGATTTAATCAATACAGGCACTGAATCAGGACTGCCTTACTCCGGTGCATCACCTGACTTAGGTTGCTTCGAAACGCTGACATATGTGAAGCCACAGCGGGAAAGTAAGATATTGCAACAGGCTGGTAAAGTAGTAAAATCATTCGGTAAAATCATTAAATAACTCGGCCATGTGTTCAGTTCAAATCTTAAAATCAAAGGATGAACAATATTATTTTGTCCTCGTAGCCGCTAATAATCAAGTGGTTGCCACTTCTGAAATGTACCGCTCGAAACAATCCTGTAAAAAAGGTATTGCATCGGCTCGAAAAATTGCTATATTTGGCAGACGAAAAGATTTTACTATTTAATTAATTGATCGTATGACTGCATTCGATTCTAAATTAGTTAAGTTCCTACTTTGGGCTATCGCTGTATTTTCAGTAGGCTCATTTGCAATGATTGGATTTTTAGTATCAATCCGATTTGAGGACAGCGAAAAGGTTCATGGTGTTCAGACCGAACAGATGATGCAGAAGAAAGACCAGAACGATTTAAGAATTGATAATGTGTACATCAAGTCTGAATTGATTGAACAAGGAAAAAGGATTGATAAACTTGAAGCAACAATAGATCAAAAAAAAATTTCACTCCAACCCTCTATCCACGATGAAAAAGACTAACTCAGTAGAAAACGACAGCGCGCACAATGTTTATTGTACAGCCTGTCCACGTCATTGCTACCTATACACCCTTGCCCGTGGGGAACAGTTACCTGATTCAGTTATCATAACTGATGAAATGATTTTACAACAGAACATCCCATCGAACTGCCCGCTGCCTGAATATATGCCCGAATAACCATGACCACGAACCAAAAAACCAACATCATAGGGGCTATCTTAGCTGCCTTTGTTGCAGCCCAGCCCCTGATTCAGACCGGTACTTATCATACATGGCAGGACTATGCCTATCTTGTGTGCGCTGTATTCATCGCTGGACTGTCTTACTACATCGGTAAGCGTTGATAAATCTCAATCAAAACACGAATGTAAATCATTGCATTGCGTGAATTTTGGTTGTATCTTTACTCTCTCTTTGAGAGTCTACATTTCTTAGAACGCAAAAAACCACATAGCTGCAACTATGTGGTTTTAATTCAAAACTTAATAACCTGTGGGGGGTTAAACAAAATTAATGCTTGGCTGAAGGTTCCCCACACCGGAGGCCAGGCATTTTAAGTTTATGGAATAACGTATCCGCTATGAGTAGTGGCGGATTTAGAGCTACTCACTTTCAAACTTAACAAATGACAATAGAAAGCACAAACGATAATAACAGCACTGCACCCGCCATTACTTATAGCGAGTGTTATGCACAGGTTTTTTCTCGTCTTTTTTTCGGAGACTGCCTGATTGAAAGCGATAAAATAGAAACTGGAAGTGTTGATTTAATATTGACCGATTTACCTTATGGAAATATGAACACAGACGGAGGTAGAAAACTTGGCATAAATGGTTGGGATTTTGTTATTGAGCCAAAACAAGTTTATGAAATTGCAAACCGTATTTTAAGAAAGAACGGCAAAATGATTTTGTTTTCGCAAGAACCATACACGACCCGATTAATAAACGAAGCAATACCGAATGTGCCTTTTAATTACCGTGCTATTTGGGAAAAAGATAATTTTGCGGTTGCGTTGGGTGCTAATAAAAATATGGTTAGTTACTTTGAGGATATTTTGATATTTAGTAAAAATGAATGCTACGAAGCAAAACACCCTTTAAGAAATGTAATGCTTAAATATGTTGAACGAACAAACAAAGAATTTATAATTGATTTGATGCGAAAAGAGGGCAGATATACAAGCGGACTTTCTGCAAGGGTACACGCATCATATAAGTTTGGTTTTAATGATGGAATGCGGTTTGATTTAATGGATGAAAAATTGTATAATTATATTGCTACAAAAATTAAATTTGACGAAACTTATTCCGAACTTAAAGCAATAGACGAACAATTTAAAAACGAATTTTCAAGCACATTTAACCTATGGGAAGGCAATAAATACAAAAGCAACATACTGAAATACAAAAAGGATTACAACGGCTACCACCCCACGCAAAAGCCTATTTTATTGCTTGAAGATTTGATAAAGACTTTCAGCAACGAAGGTAATTTGGTTTGCGACCTAACTATGGGCAGTGGCTCAACTGGTGTAGCCTGTAAAAACACTAATCGTTCTTTTATCGGGATAGAAAAAGACGAAGCATATTTCAAAATAGCAGAACAGCGAATAAATGCACGGACGCTGTTTTAAACTTGTGCATAACGGTTCGCAAGTATATTTAGTTGCGGACTTAGAGGTACAAAACTTGAATTATTCACAAAATTAAATTAGAAGATATGAACTTGAATGAACCACAAACCCCGCAATCAAATATAGGTGCTGTTATCGGCTGGCACGGCTTAATTAAACGAATGTAAAATTTATACAAATGGCAGAAAATAGTAAAATAGAATGGACAGACCACACAGTTAATTTGTGGTGGGGTTGTGCAAAAGTGCATACTGGATGCAAAAATTGTTATGCTGAATACTTTTCAGATACACGATACAAAAAGAATTTGTGGGGTGAAAAGCAACCACGACAAAGAATTAAATCAGCTTTCAATGATTTGGATAAATACCAAAAGCAAGCTGAAAGCGAAAACAAATTATTGAAAATATTTTGTGGGTCAATGATGGATATTTTTGAGGATGCAAAACTATTGACTAACCCAACAGAAGAGTTTGAAACTACAAGCGATTTGCGATTTAGGTTATTTAATAAAATATCAAAAGGCGAATACAATAATTTGATTTTCCTTTTCCTTACAAAACGACCTGAAAACATTGCTGTAAATGTTCCTACAAGCTGGCTAAACAATGCCCCTAAAAATGTTTGGTTTGGGACTTCAATTAGTAATCAGGAAACTGCAAACATTTACAGAAATCGTTTAGCACAATACAAAAACAATAATCTGTTTTTATCAATTGAGCCCCAGGTTGGGGATATATGGGCAATTGATTTGACTTATATAGGTTGGGTAATTCAAGGCGGTGAAAGCGGACACAATAAAAGAGAATTTCAGTTGCTATGGGCTTATGATATGAAGCGAATGTGTAAAGAACAAAATACACCTTACTTTTTTAAGCAAATTGATAAAATACAGGCAATTCCAAATGATTTACAGATACGAGAATTTCCGTTAATGGAGGTCGGTAGTGCTTGCCTATAACGTAAAATAATAAAAGCAGTAGCGATATGGAAAAAGAAATATTTGAGATATTAACAAGGGTTCAAAACGGGGAGCAAAGCGTTGGTGATGCACAAAGCCAGCTATTGCTTTTATTTAGTGTTAGCAGATGCGGCACTGAACCTAAACTTGTTAAATGCGATAACTGTGGTGAAATGGTACAAATGATTAGTAGCGGAGAATTTTGCCCGTGCTGTTTCTGCTAACGGTGAATGTTTGTGCAGTTGGGGATTAGAAACCACTCCATTATCAAAATAGTAATAACCTAATAAACAGAGATACAGATGACTACACCACTTAACCCCAAATTGCATAAACATATTGTTAGCAAATCGGCTTTTATTTCTCCCAAAAATGAAATGCCGAAGCCATCAGAAAAAAATCCAAATTTTTCTGAAAAGTTAATGTTATTGGTTGGTAAACGAAAATACAAAGGAGTGTTTAGCTTCCATTTCAACAGATTTTATAAAGATGGATTTCATATCGAAAACTACATATTTGAAATTGATAAAGTTGACGGTTGGCGACTTCTTTAAGCTGTTGCATAACGGTCGGGTGCTTTGCGTTCGGTTTTGCTTGCACTACCGTATCAATTAAGCATTTAACTAACTGCAAAACTGACGTATAGCACGTGTTACCGCCCGTTTTGTTATTTAGAATTGAAATAAATTAGAAATATTTTGAAAATAATTACAAAAATATTTGCATAATAGAAAAATACGTTGTATCTTTACATCATCAAATAACAACAAAACATACAACGATGGAATACACAGCAAAACAAATCGAAAACGCAAAGAGAAACTACAACGCAATGTTGAAAATGCAAACTCTTTCTGATTATGATGTTGAAAACATTGGTAGAAATACAGCAGAACAAAGAATGGATTACCATAACAGAATAGTAAGTGAAATTCTTGCTGGTAATAAAGAATTAGAAAAAGAATGGAAATTATTCTTTTTAAAAGAAGAAGTAAAAGCAGCCGAAAGCAAAGCAAAATTAAACGCCAATAAAGAAGCATCAGCCGACATTTTAGCACCAATTAAAGAGATGAAAAAAATTGGCGAATTTGGAAAATGGTTAAATACCGCTGGAAATATATTTCGCAAAGAACATTTTTCAAAAAAATACACTCAAGAATCAGTTAACGCATTTTTATCAACTTTATAAAACTTACAAAAAATGAGAACAAAAGACAAAAAAGGGCTTTATTTCCAAGGCGATTTTAAAGCAGGTAATTACAGTGATGCAGTTAAAGAATTGTACCAATTAAATGAAATTCCCAGTGGATTTTGTGTGAATGAAGATTACGAGGCTAATGGTTACAGTGTAGTAGATGGCAATGGAATACAGCACATTTACGAACTTTCACCGAAAGAATTTTATAACGCATTTATGAATCTGGAATAATGAATCGCCAAAACGTAATAGTAGTAATTGCCCCGACTTTAGAAGTTTGGGGCAATTTTAAAAAGTTGTGTGAGGCGAAAGGCTTTGATATATTACCTTATCATTCGCTCAAGTCGAAGCCGTTTCCAATAACGCATAATGATTGGATTATCCATAAAATACCGTTTCGTTAAAATGGGCGGTAACTGTTCTCAGCTATGCCCAGTTGGGCTATTTGAAACACAAAATTATCAATTTAAAATAAACTTAATATGGAACACGAAAATTTGAATAACCGAGAAACTGCCCAATTGGGTATAGGTGCTGTTAGCAGCCGTTTTATCCAATTATTTGAAAGTGAATGGAAGAAACGAAGTAAGATGCACTTTGATTGGGAGTGGGTCGAAGATGCAGGGTGTGTTAACAAGACTGAATGTCGCAGAATGATAAAAAGCATATTGAAGCAGCTAAAAAATGGCTGTTAACGAGCGTCTAAACGCAATACCATTAATTAATTGATAATCAACACAACTTCATTGCGGATATATCAAGTTGGATACCCGCAATAATTAACCAGCCGAGAGGCGAAACAAATAGATAAAGATGTACATATCAAAAAAAGATAGGGAAATAGTAAGAAATATGTTTGGCGGAAAGTGTGCATATACAGGAACCGACCTGTTACCTGATTGGCAAGTTGATCATGTTGAGGCTGTCAGGCGCAATTGGTGGACTAATTCAGCAATGTTTGAAGAAAACCACAATTTAAAAAACATGCTTCCCGCTCAAAAAATTGTTAACCATTACAAGCATTCAATGGGATTATTAGAATTTAGGGATTTTATGATGAAATTTCATGTAAGATTATCAAAACTTCCAAAGAATCCAATTGCTCCGACATCCATTAAACGAAAGTGCTATATGATGGATATAGCAAGATTATTCGACATATCACCAGATAAACCATTTTCAGGTAAATTCTATTTTGAAACATTAATACCTGTTTCAGATGTTCCAGAATGCACCGAATCAATAGAAGTATTGTAACCCCACCCCGCTAATTTGTACACCATGCTCCCATACCTTAAAATCCTAAACTACTGCATCAAACTGACAAGATCGGTTGATGATGGCAGGGACTTATGCCAGGAGGCGTTCACCCGCTACCTGGAGAACCAATACCAGGGTGACACTGTATTATTCACCATCGCCCGTAATATGTTCATTAACGAGTATCACAGATCACACCGTTACCACCTTGTACCATACGATGCAATTCCAGGGGCTGTAACGTACGATCAGGACTTACACGATATGAAGGTACTCAATGATAGGATAGATTCGCTGAGCCTCGGGAAGGGGCAGGCGGTAAGATTATTCACCGAGGGGTATACTTACGCTGAGATAGCAGCGATTCAGGGCGTTGGTATCGAAACGATCAAGAGCCGGATTCATATGGGGCGAAAGAAGCTGATGGAGTTGCAGTAGTAACGAGCGGCTAAACGAAATAGCCGTAATTAATTGAACATCAACACAACATTGTTGCAGATATATCAGGTTGAACCCTGTGACCATTGACAAATCTCAATATTATATTGATATAAATCATCTGTTCAGCAGTATCAATACAACAAATATGTTGTATCTTTACTTCGTCAAACAAACACTAAACGCCATGAGAGCAAAATACACTACATATAAGGTTAACGAAACACATTTTTTAGTTACTTCAAGTAACTATCCACAAATAGGTAGTGTTACAGTAATGTTTTTTGATGGTGAGTGGTGGGTGTCACATGCTAAGTGGTCAGATGATTTTCTATACACAAGTAAATCAAAAGCAATAGCAAGGGCAAAAGAAATGATTAATAGTGAAATTGATGATATAAAATACTCATAAAATGGCAAACAATTCAAAAGAACATCCTGAAGCATGGGCTTTTTATATAGAAAATGCCCGTAATATTTCTAAAGAATCTGATTTAAAAGGATTAGGTAAATACAGAATACCCGACCCAATTGGAGAAGATTTCATTTATGCTAATGACGTCACGGAATTATGGGCAAAGTTTATTCAAAGATGGTATGAACCTAATTTAAATTCTCCATCCATATATGGTACTATTCAGTACATAGTTAATAAGTTTTAACCTATCCAAGCTGCGCCACCGGCTACACGGGCAAAGATTATGGAAATAAAGCACACTAAAGGAGAATGGTTTGTTCATGAAAAACAACCCACAGCAGGTAGTCAATTTGTATCATTTGGAGATTTTAAAGGAGGTGTAGAAGTTTGGGCTCATCATGGGGACACATCTACAATGTATGAATGTATCGCCAACGCCAAACTAATCGCAGCAGCACCGGATTTGTTGGATGCGTTAAATGATCTTGTATTTACAGCTACAAAATTATGGGATGAAGCCAAGTGTATAAAAGACACTCCATTTATGACAGCAACACACCCAATAATTGAGAATGCAAAACAAGCCATCAAAAAAGCAACAGAATAATGACAGCAGGCCAACAAATAAGAGCAGCCCGCCTCGCAGCGGGTAAAACACAGAAGCAACTGGCTGAGGCACTCGGAGTTACCCAGCAACGGGTAAGCCGTATAGAACGTTTCGGTGTCGCCGCAGATACGATGTTATTAATCTTTAAAATCTTAGGACATGACAAAGCATGAAGAAACAAAACAATTAGTCGGGCAGTTAATTGACCTGCTTGTAGAAAGAGAAAGCTATCCATATGCAACCGGTTTTATCGGTTCAATGCTTATGAGCCTTTTATCAGGAGAAAAAACACCTGAGCAAGAAATAGAATTTATTAATGAGTACATTAAGGAAAGCGAGGCAAACAATGGATAACTGGTTTGATTCAATGCCCGGAGGCACTCATTACGTTGGTCATTGCCCCACGTGTGGCGAACCTAACTCATTGTGCACCGACTCACTATGCGAGCAATGCAGCAAGGAACAGCCCCGCCGCTGCCCTCTTTGCGGCTGTAACTATTCCTGGACAGCATTTACCGAGCACGGTATATGTGAGTACTGCCTTGATATAGAAACAGAGATGCTGGAAACAATGAACGAACCCAGCCTTGTAGACCGGATTAAGTTCAGGATTCAGGAAGAGGAGGAGTTTAGCCGGAAGATGATCAGGATGTTGCAGCGGTGATGCAACCGTTGATAAATCTCAACCAAACCGGGCATGTATATCATTGCATCGGGGCGGCAAACAAAGTAAATTTACATAATCAATTAAAACAATACAACCATGAAAACACAGATTGACAAATTTATTAAACTTTCAAATGATGTAAGGAATTACCTTACAGAAAATGGCATTTACAAATATGGGTGGCACGAATATACCCCTAATATTAATTGCTATCGTTCAAGTACTGTAGATTTAGTAGCCTATTGTGTACAGTTTGGTTCAAGCACCATTACAGGTGTTAGTATTCCAAGTTATAGTAACAAAATTGAGATTGACAGGCGTTACACAGCCGAAACGCTGGAAAAATTGTACAACACCGTTTTTGCGGAATTTGAAGACTTCAAACTGAACGAGTCAGAAAGGATGAAAGCGGAGTTAGAAGCACAAAAAGCCAGTCGAATTGAGGCATTAAAAAAAGAACTTGAAGAACTGACTAAGTAACATAATCAAACACGAGCGAAATGGAATTAAAAAACTTTGCATCAAAAATCGCTGCCGAAAATAGCTTCATCAAGGCTTCATTCGGTGGTTTTGCTGGCTCTGGAAAGACCAGAACAGGGGCTGAACTGATAATCGGATTCTACAAAAAGACCGGATTAAAAGCCCCTTTACTAATTATTGACAATGAAAAAGGATCCCGGTTCCTTGTACCTCTTTTCGAGGCCGCTGGAATCGAAACCTATGTTAAGGAAACAGTATCACTGCCGGATGTATTGACAGCGTTTAAAATGCTGCAATCCGGCGAAATCGGTTTTCTATTCATTGATTCATTGACAAAAGTATGGTATCAATATGTCAGGGATTACCGGACTGCAAACCGCAGAACATTTATGACATTGCAGGACTGGGGAAAGATACTCCCGGCATGGCAGGAACAGTTCGCAGATGTATTCGTAAACACAGTTGGAAATGTTGTGTTCACAGGTCGCGGCGGCTACACCTATGACATGGAAGAAAACGAGGAAACTAAAAAGAAGGAGTTTGTGAAGTCAGGCGTTAAAATGAAGATGGCAGGAGAAACCCCTTTCGAGCCAGACCTGAATATTTGGATGGAGATTAACCAGGAAATGGTAGACGGTAAGCCTAAACTGTCAAGAATAGGGCTGATAATGAAAGACCGTTCAGGATTGATTGACGGGAAGGAGTTTGTTAACCCTACTTTCAAAGATTTTGAACCCGTCATTGATTACCTGTTGAACGTAAAAAAGGGGGCGATGGCAAAGACAAGCGATAACACCAATATTGCCCCTTCTGAAAACTACGAATCACAGAATCGAAAAGATCGTAAGGAAATCGAACTTGAAAAGATTACCAATGCTATGATTAAATCAGGGTTGGGAACTTCTGCTGATGATAAGAAGCTAAAGATCGCAATACTTGAAAAGTTTTTCGGTAGCAATTCATGGGCAGAGATTGAAAAAATGGCAGTCGAAAAACTATCAGTTGGCCGGGAAAAGATTGAAGAAATGTTTGCTTCATGGGCACTGCTTACCGACTTTCAGAGCCGGATGGATTTTGTAACTAAGTTTCAATTAAACGATATAACCCTATAACCATGCACCACCTCCTAATCCCAATCCTAACTATCATAATCATAGCTGCCTGTGTGCGCTATGCTATGAACTACGAGCTGCGTCGATTCAGGCGCACAGCAACCACCTTAGACCGCTGCAAGTATGCCGGACGGTCTTACCTGATCGCAGCCGCTGATAAGGACAGCGTAGCACTGTCAACACAGGTGATGAACATATGGGTCAGCCGGTCGGATATTTACCCAGCATATGAACCGGATGAAACCCGTTAAGATAACCCGCCTGGCGTGCGATTACACGGTTGTACAGCACAACGGGCGGGTATATGCCTACTACTATCAAAAACCGATGTGGGTCTTAATACCTCCGGTTGGCGATGAGTGCAAGGCGTTCAGGAGTGAAGAAGATGTTATGGAGTTTATAATTGAGACGGTATGCTAATAAGAGATCATTTCCAAAACTACAAATCCTATCAGTTGCCTAAGGCTCAATTGATAATTGCAGATGTCCCATACAACTTAGGGAATAATGCCTATGCTTCGAATCCTGCATGGTATAAAGATGGGGATAACGAAAACGGGGAAAGCGAATTGGCCGGAAAACAATTCTTTGAAACGGATAAGGATTTCCGCCCTAAGGAGTTCATGCACTTTTGTTCTACTATGCTAAAGTCTGAAAAGAAACCCGTCAAAGTTGAGGGAGAACGGCAAAAAGGCGATGCCCCCTGTATGGTTCTGTTTTGTGCCTTTGATCAGCAGATGTATTTCATTGAACTGGCTAAGGAATACGGATTAAAGAACTACATCAATTTGGTATTCAGGAAAAACTTTTCTGCTCAGGTTTTAAAGGCAAACATGAAGATTGTAGGCAACTGTGAGTATGGATTAGTGCTATACCGTGACAAGCTACCCAAGTTCAACAACAACGGTAAAATGATATTCAACTGTATCGACTGGCCGCGGGATGGAGAAAGCGAAAAGATCCACCCAACTCAGAAGCCGGTAAAATTGCTTGAAAGAATCATTGAAATCTTTACAGATCCTGGTGATGTGGTTATTGATCCGGTTGCTGGTAGTGGTTCTACTCTTATCGCTGCGACTAACTTAGGCAGAAAGGCACATGGATTTGAGATAAATAAAAAGTTCCATGCCGATGCCTCAAAATGGATTGCAGACAATAATAAGATCCGCAAAGAGATCAAAGAAATAGGCTTCGCCCGCACGGAACTAAATCGAACTAATCAGACTTTATTTTAACAACCCCTTGCATTCGGGGGAGAAAATGACTAACAATATGAAAACAACCTCAATTCAGGCTAACGAATACATCAAGCCTATTAAGCCGACACATAAGAGGATCATCATCGAAACGATGCAGAAGTACGGTAAGCCTATGACTTTTCAAATGATAGCGGTTAAATGTATGCTAACCGAGAGCCAGGTATGGAAGCGGCTATCTGAACTTGAAAAAGACAACCTGATAGAATATACTGATCTGAAAGGCACAACTTCATCAGGTTGTAAGGCTGGTTACTGGAAAATAAAGACGAAACAGTTAGAAATATTTTAGCTGAAATGTCGAAATTTACTAAATAAGTAGTATATTCGTATTTCAATTAAGGCTACCAACCTATGAACAAAGTTATCGTTTCATCCCTAAATACCTCTATCGGATCACCCCTGACAGCCTCGGTTGGTAGCCTGCTGTTTAGGGGTTTTCCTTTGGGGGGCTACTCGTATTGACATGGAAGGCTGGGTAAAACTACATAGAAAATTATTGAATTGGGAATGGTTCAAAAGTTCTGAAATGGTGCATTTATTTGTGTACCTTTTAATGAAATCGAACCATGAACCGGCAATATGGAGGGGTCAAAAAGTTGAAAAAGGGCAGCTAATAACAGGCTTAAATTCACTCAATTTTGATACAGGAATTTCAATACAGACTTTGAGGACTTGCTTGAAGCGATTAGAAAAAAGCGGAGAAATCAACACACAAACAACAAACAAATATACCATTGTAACTATTTGTAATTATGCAAGTTACCAGGACAGCCAACAAACAAAAAACACGCTATCTAACAAACAACTAACAAACAATCAACAAACAACTAACAAACAACTAACAACAAACAAGAATAAAGAGAATAAAGAGAATGATAATAATGAAAAAGAAGTAAGGGTAATAAATTACCCATTCGCATCTGCAAATTTTATTCATCATTGGTTAATGTGGAAAGAGTACAAAAAGAAAGAACATCGTTTTAACTTCAAATCAGAAATTTCAGAACAATCGGCATTAAATGACCTGAATAAAAAATCAGATGGTAATGAGGAATTTGCGATTGAAATAATCAAACATTCAATGTCATGTGGATATAAAGGTTTATTCCTGCCAAATGACAAAAAAACATCCAACAATTCACAACCTCAACAGCCAAAAAAACAAGATAACCTAACAACTTTAAAAAATAACTACGAAGGAGCAATTAAACTATTATTCCCAAATGGAGAACCAGATGAACCAACTTTCGATATCACAATGCCGGGTGAAGGAAATGCCCCAAGATTACTTATTAAAGGAAATAACGCAACAGGTAGCTAAGACTTTTGCAACAGCCGGACAAGCCGCAACTATTGAGCAAATTGGCATGATTTCAACCGAGGTTACAAATGATATTCATAAATCATTTGCTATGTTATCAATTCAAGAAATTGAACTTGCATTTTATCACGGTGTAAGGTATGATTATGGTGAATACTTCGGAATAAATATAGTTACGTTCAATCGTTGGTTAAGGCACTACCTTGAAAACCACCATTTTAAATATGTTCAGGAAATAACGAAAGGTCAAAAATTACTGGATGTAAAGACGGAACCAACTGATGAAGAAAAGGAAAGGATTGTTGCAAGTGGTGTTAACCGTTGTTTCCAAACATGGAAAGCTACAAAAATGATAATTGATTACGGGAACCCCGTTTTCGATTACTTGTACCAAAAAGGGACAATAAAATTAACTGACATTGAATGGGAAAACTATGTGTTAAAGGCTTCAATCGAAGTAACAACTGATTTGAAAATGAAATCTCAGTCCGTTGACAGGATTGAGCGACAGGATGCAAAGCGAATACTCTCAGGATTGGAAACAAATAATGAGGTTGAAAGTCTTGCAAAACGTATGGCATTAGAAGATTATTTCAAAAAACTTGCAAAATGAAAAAATCAAAATACCACAATCAAAAAACAACAGTTGACGGAGTTGCATTTGATTCAAAAAAAGAGGCAAACAGATTCGGCGAATTAAACCTTTTGGTAAAAGCTGGAATAGTACGTTCATTCATTTTGCAACCCGAATTTCCTTACACAGTCAGGTATTCAGCAAACAACAAAAACTTTGAAGTACAACGGAAATACATTGCCGACTTCCAGGTTAATTACGATGATCATACTGATTTTGAAGATGTCAAGGGGATGAAAACGGCAGAGTATAAGCGAAAAAAAAAGATTGTTGAGAAGTTATACCAAATCAAGATAATTGAAAAGTAACCTAATCGCCACGTCATTCGAACAGATAACAGAGGAACTAACTAAATACTTATGAGCAACACCCACCGGCATAAGATAGAGGCCAAATTTGCATAAGGACTAATTGAATTAAAGAACGTGCCTCGAAACGTGCTGAACAAATGGAACCGGCATAACTTCACATGGGGGTATTACCGACATCTAAGGCGTGTTAAGATTGACAAATCTCAACAAGATCAGGAATAAATATCATTGCATAATGTTAATAACGTGTTTAAATTTGTAGAAAAAATAACGATATGAGAACAATTGAATTTAGAGGAAAAGAAACCGCTACTGAACAATGGATATACGGGTATTATGTAAAAGACCCAATTGGTAAAAGTAGGATTTATTACCAACCATTTCCAGACGCCAGCAGCAACACATACCACTTTGTCCACCCCGAAACAGTCGGACAGTTTACCGGACTGACTGATAAGAATGGTACTAAGATTTTTGAGGGGGATAGGATTACAGATGAAGCAACTATTATGATAGTTAAATATATCAATGGTGCTTTTTATGCAACTTGGGGTAATTGCAAAGTATTATTATCTGAGTTAACAACCATTCAAATCATCCACGACAACACTGAACTACTCCCCAAATGAACACTCAATACCAAGTCCCTCAACCAAAGATAAGGAAGCCCCGCCCTGTTATTAACCACCACGCCGATTTACAGACGTTATGGCAAACGATAACCGATAATTGGGGCTACACCTTAGCCGACCTTGACAAGATCAGGCAGCGGGAAAAGAAGAAACTCAGGGCGAAATACCCCGATGTGAAACGAATTGATCTTGATGTATTGCTAATTTATAAACAGGAACAGTTATGAACGCAACCCTTAAAGTAATTCAAGTAAACCCAACCGTTACGGGGCAATCTGCCAAAGGCGAATGGTCAAAAACCGAAGTAATAACAGAGGAAACAACAGGACAATTCCCTAAAAAAATAGCCTTGACAATATGGGGCACTAAACTGCCTATCCCGGTAGTTGGCCAAACATATGATTTCTCATTCGACATCGAGAGCCGCGAATACAATGGCCGCTGGTTCACAGAATGCAAAACATGGCACTATTCACAGGATCAGGCAACAGAACAACCAACCCAACAAGCACAACCGGTAGCCGGCTCAGTAGAAGCAGATGGGGGCTTACCTTTTTAGTATAATTTAACCTTAGAACCTTTCGGTGTATAGGAGAACCGAACCAAAACAGATGAAAAATATTAATTTAGATTCGGGTGAAAGTGTTTTTTATACACTGAAAGAAACAATTATTGAAGTAAAAGACAGATTAGCAAAAGGGACAGCAGTAATAACGGGCTTCCATTTCGGCGAAATAAGCGAAGGCGATGAACTTACTTGCAACAGGTCGAAATACGTTGTTACGAGTGATATATTTCGCAGAAATTGCAGGGGAGTATTCAAAGAAGAGTATAAAAGGAAAGATTCTTTTTTCAAAATTACTGCTACATTTGATCGGTTTATTAGCGCATAATAACAATTAACTTGCAATCCCTCATTTTTTAACTTATCTTTGCCGGATGTAACAATCCGGTTTTTTTAACAAAGATTATTTGGAAGAACTAACTAAATAAACTATCTTTACTTAATAAACCTTAAAACACCCCCTTATGAAAATTTACACGGGTTACTTTGCGAAAGCAAAACAGTACAATGAAGCTGGACTTGTAACAATTTCAATAGCGAGATTTAATCGCTATTATTCAGGTGCATCATTCAAGCAGTTAGCACCAGCGGCAGAAATAATCCATTTACCAGAAGATCAATATAAACCAATCTACTCGAAGCAACTTTCTTTATTATCAAAAGAAGGTGTTTATAATCAGATAAAGCAATTATCTGGCGGGAAAGATTGTATCTTACTATGTTATGAAAAACCTGGGGATTTTTGTCACAGACACATGGTGGCATCATGGTTAGCAGATGTTGCTGGTGAAATAAAAGAGTTTGAACAAAATAAACTATTTTGAAAAAAAGCGGGTACAGTGTAACGGTAGCATGTAGCGCATCCAGCGTTAAGGAGTGGTTCGATTCCACACTCCCGCTCTCTATTGGAATTATTAGGCCGGAAGTAGCAAATCGCTTCCGGCGTATTAATTTAAAGGGCTTTGTAAAATATGGGTCATGCAACTTATACATAGGATTGTTTATAGGTAAGCAAATGATAGGTGTTATGGGTTTTCAAAATCCATCATACGGAAATTATGATATATTAATGAAAGCCGATACAACTCCATCATATCTGGAAAAATCAACGGATTTATTATTATTTGCTTTGCGATCTAAGGAGGTTCAAAATATACTTGAAGGCAAATTTGGGAGGAAGATCGAAACCATTATGAGCACGTGCTTTAGTGAACATGAGCAAATTGCAAGGTATAGAAAGCATGGTGAATTGGTAAATAAGACTAAGGAATCAGATGGATTTCATCTATCATACATCTTTAAATCAGGTAGTATAATATCACTTAAAGAAGCAAAAGCGCAATTTATACAAAAATCATGCAAGTAAGATACGCAGAAATAAATATCAGGGAAATAGAAGAAAGCCCTATAAACGCTCAGATAATGAGCGATGCAGATTTTAATAGACTTGTAAAAAACCTAAAAAAAGATGGTGTTTTGACATCTACTTGTTTGCTGATGGAACAGCAAGGAAAAAAAATGATGTGTATATCTGGACACCACCGGATAAAGGCAGCAATAAAAGCCGGCATAAAAACCATACCGAGTTTAATAATTCCAGAGATAGAAGAACATGAAAGAATAAGGCTGCAATTAATACATAATGACATACACGTGAACCCTGATGCTGAAATATTGCAAATTCTTCAAAATAAACTTGATGTAGAAGATTTTGAGTTGGTTGATTTGATAGAAGGAACTGAATGGAAAACAGAAATAGAAACAACTATACCTGAGTATAAATATACAACTATATGTCAAATGCCAGAATCATATCAAGCAATGGAAGATATGCTGAATGATTTATCTATTGATCAAAGTGAAAGCAAAATGATAGTAGAAAAAAAAGAATATGAAGAATTAAAAGATTTGCTTACGCTCGCATTTAAAAAAGGTTTTAAGACACCAGGAAAAGCATTCAGAAAATTTTTAGATATAATTAATGAACATAAGGAGGAAATATAGAGTATATTTGTAGAAAATTACGCATAATGGCATACAAAACATCAGAACTTGAGGCTAAAGCATTGGAAGTAATCAGCAAAAACAGGCTGGTTTTTATCCATGAGGTTGCCTCATTTATGGGTATATCTAAGGTTACTTTTTATGAACATAAATTGAACGAACTGAACAGTATAAAACAAGCTATTGACCTGAACAAAGAAACCATTAAAGCCGGCCTGCGAAAAAAATGGTACAATTCGGAAAACGCCACGGTGCAAATTGCACTATATAAGCTGATTGGAACGGACGAGGAAACAGCTAAGATAAACTCACAGAGGATCGAACATTCAGGCCAAGTTGAAACCACTACCTCTGTCACATTCAAGAAGTTTGAAAATGTCGAATGAAGTCGAATTATGCTATAAATACCAGCCTCTATTCGAGTTATTTGATACTCAATGCTATCCCGATGTAGATACTGTGATCATTACAGGGGGGCGTTATTCACTCAAAAGCTACACAGTTTCTATCTTTTCTCTTATTGCCTTGGTTGATTACGGGTGGTCAGTCCTTTACACCCGCTTCACAAACTCTACAATCGTTGATTCAATCAAGCCGGAGGTATCTGATAAGGTTGATTTATTAGGGTTCAGGGGTAAGGTAGTTGATACAATGACCCACATTGAAAAAGGGTTAAACCGGATTGCATTCAAGGGGATCAAAACAGGCAGCCGTGAGCAGACGGCCAACCTTAAATCACTATCAGGATTCAACTGTTTCGTGAATGACGAGGCGGAGGAGTTGCCCGATTATAAGACATTCAAAAAGATATTTTATTCGATCCGGTCGACCGATAAGCGAAATATTACTATCTTAATCCTGAATCCAACTACTAAAGACCATTGGATTTTCCAGGAGTTTTTCGAAAAGAAAGGATTGCAAGGCGGTGAAAATACCGTTGTTGACAATGTGATGTATATTCATGCCTCATACCTTGATGGGAACATGCAACTTATGCCTAAGAACATACTGGCAGACTACAATAGGATGAAGATTGACAGCCCGGATGAGTATGAAAATATCGTTTTAGGGGGGTGGATTCAGGAGCCAGAAGGGGTATTGCTGCCTAAGTCACGATTGAAATTCTACACATCAGAACCGAAACCTAAACAAGTAGTATTCAAGTTCCTGGTTGGAGACCCAGCCGATACAGGAGGCGATAAGTATTCTATTCCGTTCTTTAATGTGGTTCAGGATGGCAATAATTTGTTTGTTTACGTGCCATCGGTTATTCATAACACACAGGGAATCGAGGCCAACACCAGCCGGATAGTTGACCGAATAAGAGATCATCATACAGAGCAATTATTCATTGAATCAAACGGTGTCGGGCTGGCTGCTATATTGCTCATCAAAACGCAGTTGAACGAAAACCAAAAACTTAGCCCGTTCCCCTCAACCGTGAATAAAGAGGTTCGCATTTACTCACATTACGAGTTCGTACAACGGCACTTCCTATTCAATGAACAGGCTTACAAATCAGATGAAGAATACCGGACTTATGTTAATGAATTGACAGGCTACACGAAGGACGGAGACAATAAACACCGTAAGGACGCTATTGATTCAGCTTGCCTGGCTGCCTCAATCATCAAGATAAAGTACGCCAAGTTCCTTTATGGGACATAATTTATTTTAAACACTCTGTACCAAATAGGGAAAAGTAATATATATTTGTACCCAAATTACCGAAATGGGATTTCTCGACAGGCTCAAAAGACTATCCGGCTGGCAGGACATTGTACATGATAACCCACCAGGGTATCAGGATTATGAATCTACCCGTGTTGGTTCGGTCGAAATACCTGATCGTTTGAGTTCTGAAAACGCTTTTATCCTGGCTAATACAGTAGCCGAGATTAACTTCCCTATTGACTTTTACGCTGATCGTTGTTCAAAGGTTCGCTATTTCATAGCAGATAGGGACGGGGTTGAAGTACCCAAGACTGAATTAAACCGCTTCCTGACTGATATTAACCCGTTCTATTCCTTCAATGAGTTGGTTTATCAATGGGTTTTCAGCTATATGTCAGACGGTAACGGGATTAATTATATCACAGTTCCTGAAACATTAACAGGCGTCCCATCAGTCAGCAACATAACCCGCTGTGATGTGTTACAGCCTAACCTAATTGACATCAGGGAGTATAACAACATCTCAATCATAAAGGCTCAGCGGTTGCAGGACTTAGTACGGGCTATCAGGTATGACGAGGTAGGGACTATTAACAACTACCTCGACATTGAACGTGTAAGGATAACCACTATTGACGCTACAAGGCGTTCACAGTCATTAGTGTTGAGTAGGTCGCCGTTGTTTAAGGTAGTTCGAAATATTAACGGACTATTAGCCACGTATTCAGCACGTTACAATATCTATGTGAACAATGGGGCGGCAGGTTATCTGGTTAAGAAGGCGGTAAAGGAAAACGATGTACAGCAAGCTATTGACCCGAAGGGGCGCAAAGAGATATTAGCGGACATTAACGACCGTATGGGGTTGACTGGCAACCGCAACCTTTGGGGCATTTCAGGCGTACCGATTGAGTTTATTAATACGCTGTCAACCATTAAGGACTTGATGCCTTTAGAGGAAACACTTGAACATTCTGTTAAGATTGCGGGGGTATATCAAATCCCGCCTGTCTTAGTGCCTCGTAAAGACCAGTCTACTTATGATAACCAGGCAGATGCAGAACGTTCTGTTTGGGAAAATGGATTGATGTCAATGGTACAGGTTGTTTGTTCAGAGTTCACTAAGACATTCAGACTTGATAAAGTGGGCTATTCAATCGGGGCGGATTACTCGACCGTTTCGGCATTGAAGGTTAATGATAACCAAATTGAGGAAACAATTACAAAGAAGATTGCCAACCTTGAAAAGATGTTGCAATTATACCCAGCGAAGGCAATAGAAATCAATAAAGAACTTGACAAAATACTCGAAAGCTATGGCAACAGATAAAGACAAAGAACGTGTAGAACGTCACGTAATGCGGGCACTCATAACCCCATCCACAACGGATGAATTTGATTTTGAATGCGTTGCCGTGCCTGCCGAAAATGGCCAACTCAGGCGATCCTGGGAGAATGATGAATATTACATGGAGGTATTAAAGACCGAAAAGGAAAACATCATAACTACCCGAATGGATTCAGGGCTACCACTGTTCGATAACCACCCCTGGGAAATGGCTGCAATGAATACCCTCGGCATCACGGTTGGGTATGAGTTCACAGAACGTGGCGTTGTAATGCGTTGCAAGTTTGGCTCACGTGCTGATGAAGCACTCAGATCAGACGTTAAGAATGGCATCATTAAGACAATGAGCGTTGAAGGTGATATTTATGAACTGACAATAGACAGGGGTATAGGAAAGCTGCCAACCTACTATGCTACGAAATGGGAGCCCACGAGCCTATCATTTGCACCTGTGCCTCAGGATATTGGGTCGCAGATCGAAGCAAAACGAGCAATCCAAAAGCAAATTGAAAAGCCGGAGACCGGCAAATCAATAATTAAATCAATAATCAACAAATTCTAAAACAATGAAAAAAGCAGAATTTAAGGAAATCGCCCGGTCGAAGGCTAAGCAACCATTCACACCGGAAGAAGATGCATTCTTCGACACCATCGGGGAGGCTGTTGAACAGGCTTTCAACCTGGAATCAGTCGAAAGAAACAAACAACTAAAAGAGATCACCGATAAACTCGGCATCGTTGACGAGGGCAAAAGTATTGCCGAAGTGATCCGTAACCTTGCTACGGATGTTGACACGCTGGAAGCAAAGAGCAAACGCAGCTTTACCGCTGACGAGCGCTTTAAACTGAAGTCAATGCTCGAAGCAAAGAAAGACCTTATCCAACGTGCCCGCAAATCAGGCGAGGCATGGGAAATTGAATTTCGTGCTAAACGTGCCGCATCAGCTTTGATGACAAACACCACAATCCTTTCCGGTGCATCTGCGGTAAACAATGCCAACGTGTTCGATGACCTTGAAATCACTGTCATTCAGTACCCTAAGGACTTTATCCTTGACATGATTAATTCACGTCAGGTATCGAAAGTACCACAGACTGTTCGCAGGAAAGAGCAGACCACCGCCGGCGATGGCGTTGTTGCTGCAACTGCTGAAGGCGATGCAAAACCGATTGTTGATTACAAATTCGTATGGAAGTATGATACCCGCAAAAAGTATGCTGGTTACATCACCCGTACCGAAGAAGAGGAAATCGACTTTGAACAACTCGTTCTCGATGTTGTAATGATGTTCGAGGATGATGTATTGCGCAAATACCAGGCCGGTGTTCTTGCTGACATCGTGGCATGGGCTGACACTTACACATCGACCGTTCTTGACGGGACAATCGCTAACCCAACCGTTCATACTGTTATCGGTGCCGGTATCCTCCACGTTCGTGATAACAACCACGAACCTGATGTTATCGCCCTGAATCCTGGTGATGTTGCTGCGATGACTTATACCCAGGATAACAACGGAAACCAGATGTTCATCCCTGAGGCGCTTATGTTTGGCGGGTTGCAACCGTTCATCTCTACCGGTATCACAGCCGGTAAAATCCTGATCGGAACACGTAGAACCGTAAAAGAACAGCACGGAAACCTGATTGTCCGTAATGGCACAATCGGGAACCAGTTGATTGAAAACGAATCAACCGTTGTTGGTGAAATCTTCTCTGTGCTGTCACTGCCTACCCTGAGCCAGCCTTCCTGGATTTACTTGGATGTTGCTACTATTAAGGATGCGCTGCAAAAGGTTTAACCCATGGCAAAGCAAACCACAAAAAAAGAAGTAACCGTTCCTGATCTTTCAGGGATGGTTACTTTAATCGGTACCGGTGTATTTAGCATGAAAAAAGGTGTAGAGTACACAGTAACCGCAACCCATGCCAAAACCCTGATTAAAAAAGGGGCTGGCGAAGTCAAACAATAAAAACCAAAAACGATGAAAAAACTATTATTTCTCATACCCCTGTTGCTACTGTTTGCCTTTTCGCAGGCTCAGACAGGTAAGCGAATGACCTTTACCCCTGCCTCGAATGATTCAATTGTTGGGGCGGCTACAAAGTATTGCACCCTTTCCGGCCCGATTACAGGACAATGGAACGCCTCTATTGAGGTTTACATTACACCTTCGATCAGTTCAAGTGATTCAACCCACGTATGGGTAGAGGGATCAATGGACAATTCGACTTGGTACAAGATGACCAACTTAGGAACACCCGGACTGAATGTCGGGACTTACTACACAGCCAATACAACTGTTACAACTGCCGGTTATGACTGTAAGGGTAGGATGGGGACAAGTGCCGCAGGATGGTTATGGCAGCCTCAATGGTTCATATGCCCGCCTTATTTGCGCGTCGCAGTTCAACATTTTAAGGCTGCTACCTCTGTGAAAATTACCCGGGCAACTCTATACCTTAAACGATAAATAGCCGTGGCAAATCTGATTGATCGTACTTATTTGGTTGGTGAAATCCTGATCCCGAACATTATATCGGGGTCAGGGCATCCAGCTGCAACAATTAACCAGACCGATGTGGATAGACTGATCACTAAATATGAGAAGAAATATCTGAAACGGTTGTTAGGTAAGGACTTGTATAAGGCATTTATCGAAAATCAATTAGAAGCATGGGCTGTTGCTCTAATCGCTGAACTCCGGGACACCGTAAACAAGGTAAGCCCTATTGCTTATTATGTATGGTGCGCCTGGAAGCGTGACAATACAACACGAATCGGATCGGGCGGGGAGGTTCAGACAAAGAACGAGAACGCGGACACGGTAAGCCCAACTTACAGAATGCTAACTAACTGGAACGAATGTATTGATCTTACCTGTGATGTGCTGGATTGGATGGACGAGAACGCCTATTTATTTCCGGTTGCAGCCGATACGGATTACGATACATTCAGACCCATGAACGAATTTGGAATATGATACTCCCTGTTGTAGTAGATCAGTTTTCTCAGGTTGTTGCGGCTGTTTCGGCTGAATACGGTCAGACTGTATATTTCCGTCATGGCCATATGTTGGAGATTGCCTCTATTGTTCAGGATATGATGAAAGACCCTGACATAGACAAGCGTTACCCTATAATTGCCCTGCAACATGACTTTGAACAAGATCCTATTCCGTATCAAGGAACTGAGTTATCTGACTTGACAATGTACATTATCACATTGACACGCCCTGAATACACCTCTGAAATGCGCAAAGAGTTGATTTTTAAACCTATTCTGTACCAAATCAGAGATATATTCATTGAACAGATAGCCCGTTCAGGGTACTTTGAACAGCGTTCAGTTGATCAGGTGCATGAAGTGATTACCCTATTTGATCGCTATTATTGGGGCTCATCTACTGTAATGGGTAACAAGGGCAATATCCTTGGTGAATGGACTGACTGCATCGAGATTAACTTCAACGGGCTTATATCTTTCGGTGCTGCCTGTGGCGAGGCTATCACTTATCCGAGGCTGGTAAATGCGCTGACTTGTTTAACAGGTGAAACTATATTTATCAACTTTGATACTGTAATGGCAAACCCCACAGGGCTACATAGTAATATCTTTTATGGTGAAGTTGGCAGTTTAACATTTCCTGATGCTGTTAGTTTATCTAATGACGGTAAAACATTCATTTGCACATTACCCCCCGATGAGTTACAGCCAAATATAGACTTGGTATTAACTATTGCAGGCGGTGTTTTTGAAACAACAGAAGGGATAGAACTAAAACCAATCACCGAGGCATACATTCAGAACAATGTGCAACTGTAAATCAGACCTACCGAGGCTCAAACGTGAAGTCGATGAGGCTTACAAACTTAGAGGCGAAAAATGGGTCATAATTGAAAATAAATCGCACCGGTACGAGACAATTCCGGACAAGTCACTCGAAAACTTAAACAATATTAAAATCATATACACATGGCAAACAATTGCGGATCACTACTCTCAGCCGGTTTAAGTAGGTGTAACTCCAGGATTCAAAATATATCTTTTGCAATCCTGCTTCCTACCGGCTCGACATACACCAACGCTGAACTTGCTACCATCACCAAAACTAAAGGTTATTTAGCCGGTGATACAGCAGTAGAAGCGTTTACAGCAGGTATTTACCTACCCCTGTCAGGTTTTGAAGTCACAACCGATGAACCTGATGTAGTAACTTCACAACTCGGTACTAAATCCATCTTTGATGATAAAGTACCCAGTGCGATGGCATATCTTAATAGTTCTTTTCAGGACTATAAGAACCTTTGGAACAGCAATAACTCAGTAGTGGACATCGTACTTGGAACAAAAGACGGTTATTTTATCATGACCTCTACTGCTAACAACTCATATCGTGGGTTGAGGGCTGAAATCTATTCCTCTCCTAATCTTCCCAAAACCGATGATCCTTCAAAGGCTCATCCGATTTACATGAATTTTCAATCAGTAATGGACTTCAAAAAAATGCATATACTACCGATGGCATTTGGTCAGTTCGACATTGCGGACATTGTTCCGGCTGGCTTGGATGTTCGTACAATTGGTACATATGGATCAGGAACTATCAATGTACTTGTGGTTGTAAGGGGTTCAGAATTGGGTAAAGCCGGTATTACTGACTGGATTGTCATAAATTCAAAAGCCAGTGATGTTGAAGTTACATCTTTCACTGATAACGGAGGAGGCTCATATACATTGACAGTCAAGAAGGATGCAAGCGGGACTCCCGCCGACCTTGCAGCCGGAGATATAACAAATATTTTTGGCGGTATTGTTGCAACATCCTTCTATACTTACCTTACTGGAGTATTGGAAATCAAACCATAATCACTCGTTTCGCTCGCTGCCCCTCTGATGGGCTCACTAACAGGGGGAGGTAACACTCCCCCTTACTATTTACCACAATGGGACAATTCCACGAACTCAGACTAAGGCATAATAGATTTGTTGAGCAGCTTGATATAACGGTTCAGGATGTTATCAATGATAATCAGGAGTTGCTGGATTTGAACCGCAAGCAGTTGAAGGTAGAACATAAGACGGTACAGGATGCACCGATAAGACCGGAATATTCACCATGGTACGCACGTTTGAAAGGCTTTAAAACCCCTGATTTATACGCAACAGGCGAAACACACAAGACATTACAGATTGAAGCAACAGGTACAGCCTATCATATCAAGGGCACAACCGATCAAAGTCCCGACCTGGAAAAGAAGTACGGAGAAGTATTCGGGATCGCTAAGTCAATGCTCAATGATGCAAAATCAATAACAACCGCTGCGATTAGTAAAATTTATCGTAACTTAGTATTCAAATCTTAGAACATGGAACCCGACTACAAAGACCTGCTAAGACGTTACGCTTTGCACGTTGGCGAATATGCTGAAACGACATACACCGAATTGGATTTGTCTTTCAATCACATCACGATTGAAGAGGCTGTAATAATTAATCAATTGATTAATGAATAATAAGGCTGTAAAATATGGACTGTACCCGATTTATGCAGATCAGATTGATTATGGCGGGAAGTATCCATCTGTGATACGTTGCATTATTCACAGGTTATTAGGCATTAAAAGCAATAAGATTGACAAACAACTGACTGAAACACCATGAAAACAAGACAAGTAACCGTAATCAATCCAAAAGAAAAAGGCCAAAGAATTGTAACGTTAAAGCCTGCAAGAAATGCTAAATGTCAATGCGGCTCAGGCAAAAAACAAAAGAATTGTTGCGGTTCTGAAACACGCTTCTTTTCAATTCCGCAGGTAGGTAAGGCTCAACTTAACTAATCATGTTAATCCACTCCCTCAATACAATGACCGTCCGGCAATACGCTGCATACGAGGCAGACCGTAGACCCGTGCATTTGTTCAGGCGGTTCAAGTGGCTGGCTCGTTTCGGCTTGTTTCCAGATCATATTCAGGCATTCATTGAGGAGTTTAACAAGGCGTTTTCAGGCGGTCAATCCGATGATTTGTACCGCTCGTTTGAAAAGTTACGCTACGAGGGGAAGCTAATCATCATGGAGGGGCTGTATAACGCTATGCAATTGCATGTATTTACCCGTGCTGACATGGAAATATTAGCTAAAAAGGCGGGTAAATCATTGAAGCCGGATGAAATGTTTGGCAAATATCGGGAAGAAATACTGCAAATGACCGGAATAGAGATCAATGAAATGAAGGATATTAAGGCCTTTGCAGACGAATTGAGCCGGAAAATCGACAAATACAGGGAGATATTCAAGGAAAAAGAACAGGTAAAGGGCGGGTCAATCATGGATTTGTTTTTCTCCTGCTGCCAAATCCTGGAGCAATCACCCGACTATACTAAAATGACACTACAAGAACTTGCATTGTTCAAGGCTCAGGCCAATGAACGGGCTAAGAAACTCGAAGAACTATACAAAAAATGACATGGCCGAGATAAACGAAATCATAGCTAAAGAGGCAATTGAAGGTATTAAACAGGCTGATAAGTCTATTAATGCTTTTGATGATTCTCTTTTAGACACTATACAACGATTAAAGGCACTTGATGAGGTGTTATCAACCAATTCAAAGAGTTATAAATTATTGGCACAGGGGCAGAAGTTAGCATTAATAGAGGCTCAAAACTTGCAGCGTCAAATGAAGGCTAAGGAAAAGGCAGATCAGGAGGTTGCTAAGGCTACAAAAAAAGTTGTTGAAGCAGAAGCAAAAGCAGCCAAAGCAATTGCTGATGCAAAAGAAGAAATAAAAAAAGAGATTAAAACAAGAGGGGACGCACTTCGCCAAAACAAGGCCTATAATTTATTAATAACCGAAACAATAAACTTAACTACTAAGGCGGGACAGGCATTAAAGGACAAGTATAATAAGCAAATAGAAAAAAACACTGAGTTTGTCCGCCAAAACTCAGACGCTATGACAAGGCAGAAGATGAACATAGGGAACTATGCTTCTGCTTTGAATGGGGTAAAAAGTGTTGCATTGGGCGTAGCTGGGGCATTGGGGTTGTCTGTTGGGTTGGCTGGGGCTGTAAAGTTACTTACAGGTATATTCGAAAGTACACAAGGTGCAAGTGATGCTTTTCACGCCACAATGTCAGGTCTTAAAGAACAGGCAGGCTATCTTCAGAGGGCATTTGCTAATATGGACTTTTCTAACTTCATACAAAATATGCAGGAAGCCAACAGGGAGGGGCGAAGATATTACAATACACTTGATTTAATTGGTGATTTACAGCGGGCTAACCAGCTTCAGCAGGGAGATATTGATAGGCAGATATTAGAACAGCGAATTATTGCTAAAAATAAGTCTCTTGAAGTATCTGTTCGGGAGGCAGCGGTTAAGGAAATAATCAGACTTGAAGAACTGAAACTATCAAAAACGCAGGATATAACTAAAAAAGGCATAGATAATGAGTTAAAGAGTGCGGCATTTCAAACTAAGTACAGCGAGAAACAAATACTTGATTTCGTAAAGAATTACGAAACATATACAGATGAAATCACTAAAGGACAGGCATTGATATCTAAGATAACTAAAGAAACTCAATCTGTCCAGAATACTCAGTACGGCAGCCAAACTGTAGTTGATTATAAAGCCCGTGAGCAGGCGTATAAAAATCTGAATATAGAGCAGCAAAAGCAATTAATGTACGCTATTTTAGAAAAGAGATTGACTGATGATAAGAGAGAAGCGATTGTGAAAGCAGCTTCAGAAGATCAGAAAGCGGTTAATGAAATGCTGACAGGTAAAGAATCCTTAATCAGAATTGAGAATGGATTACGAAAGGAATTGTTAAGAGAGGATGAACAAGAAGAAAAATCAGCAGCAAAAAGACAAAAAGAGGTTGAAAAGCAAAAGACCGGAATTGAATTATTAACCGAAAAAATATCTAAACTCCGTGACGAGTTAGCCAACACGGTGCTGAAAGGCGGCAATACTGATGGCATAGTCCGGCAGATCATGGGGTCGGAGGCTGAACTAAAGAGAATACAGGAACAGGTCGAGGCGATAACGGGGAGTATGCAGCGAATGGCATCAAAAGGCTTTAAGACAGTAACGGATCCTTTTACAGGGAAGAAGTCAATTGCAAACATACCAACATCAGGTGCGAATACCGGAATACTTCAACCACGAACAGCAACAGGAGGCACAGCAGCAGCGGGGGCGGCTGGAACCAACTCGCTATTAGGTGAATGGACTACTGAAAACTCAATCGAAGCAGCACAGACCACATCGGACACTATATTTACCATTATTGCCAACTCAGACCAGGCGGCATTCGATCACAAGATGTCGCTACTCGAAAAGGAAAAGCAGGCTAAACTTAGTAATTCAAAGCTGACAGAGAAGCAACGTGCAAAGATCGAAGCGGACTATGCTAAGAAGCAGGCTAAGATGAAAGAGGAACAGTTCAGGAAAGAGAAAGCAGCATCTATCATTCAGGCAATTATTAACACAGCGTTGGCAGTAAGTAAGGCCGCTGGTAATATTTCTCAAATGATATTAGCCGGTTTAGTCGGGGCGGCACAGGTAGCCATTATTGCAAAGCAACCAGTACCAGAGTTTGACAAAGGTTCAAGCTATACACCTCATACATTCATTGCAGGGGAGAGGCGGCCAGAGTGGGTAAGGTCACGCTCAGGCGGTTGGCGTTATGTAGACCGTCCTACTATGTTCAAGAATGCAGTAGGCAGCACGGTAATATCAGGGGCTGAAACAGAACGATTAAGGCGGGCGGGGTTGAAGCCATCACAGGCGGACATCAGGCCGGCAATTGGAACCATGGAGCGAAACATCGTTAATGCTATCAATTCGAAGCATGAACTATCAATCTCATCAAGGGGCGACAAGATAACAGACCGTGAAGGCAGTTACAACAAGGAATATTTTAACAGGCGTGTACAATGGGCAGGCAGGAAGAACTAATCAAAGCGAATTATTCGACTAAGCAGAAGCGTTACAGGTTCACGCTGTCACATCCTGTTTTTGGTACGCTGGTACTCCGTCATGCCCCTGATGGTTGGAAGGATGATGAATTTTCAATGACCCGAAACATGAAGTACTTCGGGGTGTTTCGTAAGTTCTCACAGTCAGAACTGAAGTTCATCAAAGAGGGGCGGGATTATCTGCAACAATGTTACGAGGCTTACGGGGTCAATGCTCAGGTATCAATTAAAGTAGAATATTACTCTACATTGAACGTATTTTCGACCAGATTCGAGGGCACGATAGACTTTTCAACCTACAAAATCAATGAATTAACTGTTGCTGTTCAGGTAAAAGACGGCCAATTTACCGATCTGTTGTTATCCAGAGCCAGCACTAAGGTCAATATCCGTGATGGTTTTTCTATTGATGGCGACCCGATAACACCGGCTGAGCTGTCAACTGTTGAGATACCGGATATATATGTAGGCTTAACAGGGGTGTTACAATGGGCTACACCGTTAACAAGTCAGTTTACCGGGTCACACGTGCTGCCTGTTATGGTAGTAAGTGGTACATTTACCGAATTGCAAACACCTGATCAGCAACTTGATGATATTGACGGGGCATTTTTTGCTAATGCTATACAGCCTTATGTTAGTGCGACCGTTGTTTTAGTTTTCGACATTAAGTTAAAAAGCCTTACACATGATTTCACAGTAAAACTGAAACAATGGGATGGCAGCTCATGGACTGAAGTATTCAGCGATAATAAGACAGTAACAGCCCCTTATAATTCATCATATCACTACAATTCAAATATAATTGACGTATCACTTGCCGCTGGCGATTACCTGATAGCTGAATATATCGACAATAATACAACCGATGTAATTCAATATACCGACTGTTACATAGCAATATTCACATCTGTAACCAATATTACAGGCCGCACCGTCAACGGAGTAACCTACCGTGAGGCATGGCGGGCGGTAGTGGCTAAGTTGACCGGCAACGATTCAGGTATAAACTCCACGATCTTTGACAGCGTGCATTTAGGGGCGCTAATTCCTGGTCATTACCTTAGAAATCTTGACGGGGTAAACCCGACATTTTCCTTTTCCCTTACCGAATTATTCGACAGTCATAGCCTATTAAATATTGGGATAGGGCCTGATAATGGCAACCTGACAATAGAACGGATGGAGCATTTCTTTGATGCAAATGTTATTATTGACCTGTCAGGAAGGATTAATGAGGCATTGATAGAGAAGTCAGTCATACCTGAACTCTATGCAAACCGTATTCAGATAGGGTTCAATTCATATACATATGACAATACAGGCGGGATTTATGAATTTAATACGATGTCCACATGGTCTACTGTCATCAAATCTATTGATTCAGAGTTTTCAATAGTAGCTACTTTTAGAGCAGACCCGACAGCTATATTCGATGTCCTTCAAGAAACAGACGAAGAGAAGGACATGGAGGTGGATGAAGATACTTACATGTTAGACTGTGTAGAGGGAGACACTACTGACTTACTCGCACGAACTAACGAGGGCTTCGATGTTATTACAGGGGCTGCTTTGTCAGATCAGGTGTTCAATGTGGACTATTCACCAGGGCATACGCTGCTCCGCTGGGGGCAATACGTCAGGGCGATGCTTCATCAGAACCAATCTTCGCAGATCAGGTTCCAAAAGTCAGAGCGTAACGCCTCGCTTCGCTCGACTAAGACAGGCGAAGCCGAGGTGGTTGAATCCGCTGATATAACAGCCTCTAACCTTGCCGGCAACCTATGGATCAACGAGGCTTACACGTGTGAAGTGCCTTTAAGGGAGGCAGACATAGCAGCAATACAGGCTAATCCTTACGGTATCGTTAAACTCGCAGCGATGAAGTACGGCTGGATATTGGATTTTAAATCAAAAAACGAAAATAAGAAGTCCTCATATCGCCTGCTAAGGGTTAATCTAAAGGTGGTAACTCCAATTCCTTACGTTCAGTTAGGCTTTGGGATGCTTTATAATTGGTACACAACCCAAGATTTGAGGCAATTGACAGCGATAGGGTGGAGAATACCTAATCATAGTGACCTCGTTATATTAAGAGATACAACAGAATATTATTTATTCAAGTGGGTTACTGCTGGTTACAGGGATTCAGATGGAGATTTTTCAGCTACTGATTCAATAATGACAGGTAGGATGATGGGGGCTGTAGATGATAACGGGACAGCGAATGAATATCTTTATTTGAATAAAGAAACAGTAACTAACATAGATACAGGGTTGTATGAGAATGGGCTTGTATGCCGCCCATGCCGACCCACAACCCTCAATGATGGTCAAACGGGTCAATACACCGGCAATGATGGGAAAGTATATGAGACGGTTGCTATTGGTGGGTTAGAATGGTTAAGCGAAAACCTAAAGGAGACTAAATACAGGTTAATCGGATTGCGGTTTAAGCTCGCAGAGCCGACAGCCAGCGGCGACACATTGACCATTAAAGTATCTACTCCTAATAATGGAGTATTGATAATGTCTCCATATCTGGCAGAATCAACCGATACAGAGGTTCTATTCTATGCCATTCAGGAATTGATGATTGACGAAAACACAGGCGGCTACTACACCGCCGGACTTGTGAACGTTAGTTACGATGCTACCGAGGGGGAAATAACAGTCTATTGTCCTGATGGTAGTTCGATTGTATTCTTAGGCACTTATGCAAATCTGATCGAAACACTCACTGGCGTTACAACCGAAATACCAGAGGTAACAGACGGCACGGCATGGGCAGCCTTGGAGACAGGCGCACGGTGTTACTTTAATAATGATCCTTCAAACGAATAAACGATGATAGATGTACCCCTTACTAACCCGATCTTGTTTCGTCCCTTGTTAGGGCAAACAGCCCCGAACTTTGATAACATATTCGCAGACGATTACAAAGGAGAGAACCGAACTATCCGGAAGTTCTCACAGGTATGTGCGGAGGATGGCTGGCAGATTCAGGTAGTTACCGATTATAATGCTTGGTTGGATGATACCAACTGCGATATTAAGATCATTGAACGCATTGCCGGGGTTGACACCCCGATTGGAGACCCGCCAACGATGACACAGTTAGGCAGCACATATTACTATACCTTCAATATTAAGCCTACCAGTAGGAAGTGCTTCAAGTTATGGGTGCTGTTGAATGAGGACACTATATACACACACGAATCAGAATGGATCAATGTACCGAGTGCCGGCATTGAGGCAGCTCAGGAAGAGAATGCTAATCTTTTCCGGTTCAACTGGTTCGGGCTTGAAAATTCAATGTTGGATTACGTGGTAAGTGGTTTTGTCGGCACGGCATGGATTGAGGGTAAGATGGTGTTAGGACAGACAGCCGGCGAAGCAACAATATTCGACAATCAGGGCGAAGAAGTCAAGTTAAAGCATATTATTAAGCGGGTAATGATGTTCTCGGCTGAGGTCCCGGACTATCTGGCGGCGCAAATTGTTTCATGGACGGCCTTAGATGAGTTCTTTATTAACGATGTGAAGTATGTTGCCTCGAAAGAACCTACTCATTCACAGATAGGTAATTCAAACATGCATCTATTGACAGCCGAATTAAAACAGTATTCACCCATCGGAATCAATACCCATGACGTGGGCTTTGATTGCGATGCAGCAACTATACAGACCATGATAGTAAACGCTTTGCATGTTTCTAAGACCGGTAGCTTCACGGTCGAAGCCCCATCGGGCTACCTGTTGCACACCGTCACGCTGGTTCGCAATTCCGGTTCTGCAGATATTAAGTTAGGCATAGCAGCCGAAGGCGACGAGGTATTTACTGACAATACAATTGATGGAACTGATACTTTGGTAGCTGTTCAATGCCACTATCC